GCTTCGTACAGGCAATAGTAGATGTAGCTAATAGAGAGTACGAATTATGGACATCGCAAAGATGGGTTGAGTCGACAGTTGCTGCGATTCCAACTTTGCGGCTTTACTACAATACTGTTAATATATTCATATAAGTATGGCATTGAGATACTATCCATCAGCAGCTATAAACGAGAATAAGTACACTTCTGGTAATGAATACTTATTGCCTGATAAAAAACCCTACACCGGAAGATACTATACAATTTATGACGGAAGCTCGTTTACCGGAGTCAACCCTGTATTAGGCACAAACATCCCTTTAACTCCTGTAGTAGAAAGAGAGTCTACAGATGCTTCCTTATTAATTTCAGGACGCCCCCTGTTACCCGGGCAAGTCCCTAGTATAGTTGAACCTTACGCGTTATCAAGAGTACAAAACAGCCAAGGAGGAAGATTAAGGCTAACAGAGTTAGTCCCCTTCTTCCCTTCTCCGACAGAAGAAGATTATGCTAGAGGTTACTTCACTAGATACTTTGCAAAAACTGTCAGTGGACCGGGGTATGTATTTGAAATATCAAAAATAGATTGGACTAAGATCCAGAATGGAGATATCGAAGTGGAAAATATTTTGGGCTATGAGAGTATAGATATGCTATGGCAACTAACAGGTCCTTTAAACGATACGAGAATTTCTCAATATCAGATTAAAGGCGGTGTAGCAACTACTAACAAACGTGTCACAGAAAGTAAAAGTAGAGTGTTTACGGGATTGCTAGAATTTATCGGAGGCGATTATATTAAGTTTGCAAGGATCACTCCTTAGAGTTGGTTGAACCTGTAGAATGTCTTATTTTAAATAAAGGTTATAAATAAATGTTATGTATTACATAGTTGAGACTAAAGAACAGCTTGCAAAGTTACCTAAAACGGATAAATGCTTTGTTGATTTAGTTGCACTTTCCGAAGAATCACATCCTCTTCTTACTGTCCCTTCCGCACTCTATTACAACGACTTCGAAAAAGGGTATATTATACCAATTAATCACTCAGAAGGATTTTCTCTAAGTCTAGACGATATACAGAATTTTCTGTTTGAGATCGACAAAGTTTACCTGCTAGATAAAAAATGGCATTCCTACTTTCTCTATTTGCCGCAAGCCGTAGACCTATACTTCAATATTCTAGATAAAGATGGAGAAATCAAAGATATTCAATGCTACACACCTGTTCATCTAGACTTCTATAATAAGTTCAAGTACTCAGAAGAAGTAAATACTCTAATACCAATATCTAAGCATTACGAAAAGTGTGAATGTATGTTTAACGCGGTAAAAGACTATGCCGGAAGGGAAAGTAATGTAGAATGGCAAAATGAGTATATAAAAGCGTATAAATGGGTAGAAGAACAGGGTCTGACTGTAAATGAAAGGGTTTTCGATAAGTTTTTTGAGCCTACATGGAAGGCTAGATCTGTGAAAGATAACCGAATCTACACAAGCTATAACCTTTACAACATAACCTCTAGGCCTACCAATGCATTTAATGGAATTAACTTTTTAGCCTTCAATAAAGAGAACGGATCTAAGACGGCTTTTGTACCTCAAAACGATGTTCTTGTAGAGTTTGATTTTGATGGGTACCATTTGAGATTGATTGCAAATATGTTAAACGTATCCCTACCTTCTGATGAATCTATTCACGTTATTTTAGGTAGACAGTATTTTGGAAAGGAAGAATTAAGTTCGGAAGAATATCAAGAATCTAAAAAAATAACTTTCCGGCAGCTCTACAACGGGATTGAAGAAAAATATAAGCATATAGAATTATTTGATAAGGTTAACTGGCTACTCGAGGCAGGATGGGCTGAATATAAAAGGAAAGGCTTTCTTGAATTACCAAACAAGCGAAAAATAAAGATAGAAAACGCCAATCCGCAGAAGCTTTTTAATTACTATGTTCAATGTCTAGAGACCGTAAACAATGTAAAAAAGTTAATTGATTTACGCGAGTTATTTAAAGGGAAAAAGAGTAAAGTCATCCTGGTAGTATACGATTCAATTCTTATTGATTATTCAACTGAAGACGGAAAAGGATTTTTAAAGCAGATCAAAGATGTTTTGGAAAAGGACAGATATAGGGTGAAAGCACAAAAAGGCGATAACTACAACTTTTAGAAGAAATTATAGATATTTATTATGGCATACATTGAACTAACGCAAGACCAATTGAAGAATAAGTTATTTTGCACATTTTCTCCTAAAGACCGGCTGGATGACACCCTTAACTTGATACAGGGGGAATACTCTATCATGTACGGTAAGATTTTTGTGTTAGAGTCAATCGATTCAGAAGAGCTTCTCTGTACTTATAATATTGAGATTGAAGGTAGTACTACAAGAGTATTACCGAATACCATCCTACTACATAGAAAAAAAGAGACAAACACTCTTTACACTATTAATAGCCTTAATCTGCTTATTAAAACACTTAATGAAGGAGTTCTCGATACTTCCTTCCGGATTAATTGGCACGATTACAAGAACACAGTCCTCCTCTCGCAAGGAGATGAGCTTAAGAAGCTTTCCACAAAAATTCACAAAATAGTCAACATATAAGTTGATAATTTGTAAATTACTCCTTACATTCTTTTATTAACGTAATTTTTAAACTAAAAACTATAAGTTATGGGTATGGATTTAGGCGCAATCAAGTCTAAACTAAGTGCCTTGCAAAGCCAAAAGCAAGGCGGTCAAAAGAGAGATATGTCTCTCATTCTCTGGAAACCTACAGTAGGTAAGCATTCTGTGCGTATTGTACCTGCGTTGTGGGACAAGGCAAATCCTTTTAAGGAGATTTTAGTTCACTACGGTATCGGTAACCGTACTATGATTTCTCTCGTTAATTTCGGGGAGAAAGATCCAATCGTTGAGTTCGCCAAGCAGCTTGCATCAAGCGGGGACAAGGAAAATTGGATGATGTCTCGTAAGCTCGAACCAAAAATGCGCGTTTTCACACCTGTGATTGTTCGCGGGGAAGAAGAGAAGGGTGTTCGCCTTTGGGAATTCGGTAAGCAGATTTACGCTGAACTTTTAAGTCTTGCTGATGATCCGGATATCGGAGATTATACCGATGTTATTCAGGGTCGCGATATCACTATCGAAACTACTGGACCTGAAACTAACGGTACTTCCTTTAATCAATCCAAGGTACGTGTTCGTACCAAAACTACTCCTTTGTCCGAAGATGCAGCCGAGGTACAAAAGTGGTTAAATAATCAACCAGATGTATTTTCTATCTTTAAGAAGTACCCTTACGACGAAATGAAAGAAGCACTTCTTGGCTGGTTGAATCCAGAAGAGACTACTGACGAGCCTGCTCCTGCTACACCTAAACAAGGAGCTGCACCAGTTGAAAAGCCTGCTTCTCTTTCCCTAAATACTCCGAAGGCTAAACCAAGCATTGACGAGGAATTTGATGACCTATTTAAGTAATTAATTAATCAAAAAACCTCTCAAGTACTTCGATAAAAATGAAAGAGCAGACTTGGATTCCTTTATCTAAGGCCTTTCAAGATTGCCTATCTATTCCAGGCATTCCAGTAGGACATATCACGCTACTTCGCGGACATTCTGATACCGGTAAGACTACTGCTCTCCTCGAGGCTGCAGTTAGCGCACAGAAGATCGGTTTTTTACCTGTATTCATTATTACTGAGATGAAGTGGAATTGGGAACACGCCAAGCAAATGGGACTCGTGTTCGAAGAAGTACCTAACGAAGAAGGCGAGGTTGCTGACTACAAAGGATTTTTTATCTATGTAGATAGAGAAAGACTTAATACTATTGAGGATGTAGCAGCATTTATCGCCGATCTTCTCGACGAACAGAAAAAAGGTAATCTTCCCTACAACCTATTATTCCTTTGGGATTCTGTAGGATCTATTCCTTGCCGTCTATCTGTTGAGTCAAACAAGAACAATAACGAGTGGAACGCAGGCGCAATGTCTCAACAGTTTGGTAACTTTATCAACCAGAAGATTGTTTTGTCCCGTAAGCAAAGTCAACCTTATACTAATACTATGCTTGCTGTAAATAAAATCTGGGTAGCTAAAGCAGAGAACATTATGGCCCAGCCTAAGATGAAGAACAAGGGCGGTGATACTATGTACTTCGATGCTTCCTTAATTATTACTTTCGGAAATGTAACTAATTCCGGAACTAATAAGATTAAAGCAACTAAGAATGGAAAGGATGTAGAGTTTGCAAAGCGTACTAAGGTTAGCTGCGATAAGAATCACGTTAACGATGTTACATCGACCGGACGGGTTATTATGACTGCACACGGGTTTATCGATGATACTAAGCAAGCAATCGATGCTTATAAGAAACAATACTCTAAAGACTGGTTAAAAACTCTCGGCTCAGTCGATTTTGATGTAGTAATTGAAACCGATGAAGACAACAAAGATGTATTTGATCCTACCGAGGAATAGTATATCTTTAAGAGTATGACGAGAATTAACATAGGTATTCCACCTAAGGAGTTAACTAATAAGCATTTAATTGCTGAACATAGAGAGTTAAAGCGCATACCAAACGTTGTAGCAAAGGGTAAATATAATCTCAAGAGCGTTCCTCAAGAGTTTACCCTGGGTAAAGGTCATGTATCATTTTTTTACGACAAGCTAGGATATTTAAAAGAGAGATACATTGACCTCTACAACGAATGTATATTTAGGGGATTTCAAGTACAGAGTTATTTAGCGTCATGGGACGGTGTACCGCAAGAGTTAATGAATAGTTATACTCCAACAGATAAGGATATTTGTATAATCCGTGAAAGGATAGCTGAAAGATTGGCTAATCCGATTGCAAAACAAAAAAAGAATGGATTACAGAAAGATGTTCGAGCAGATGGAGAAACAAGAGCCGGTAGACTTACATAAGAATAGTAGAGTTTTAATTGTCGATTCGCTAAATACCTTCTTACGCAGTTTTACAGCAATTAGTCACATAAATCCAAGCGGGGCGCACATTGGAGGTCTAGGCGGCTTTCTTAAATCTATAGGAGCAGCTATAAGACAGTTACAGCCTACTAGGGTTATTCTAGTCTTTGACGGCCAAGGAGGATCTACAAATAAAAGATACCTCTACCCCGAGTATAAAGCAAATCGGCATATAACTAAAATCTCAAACTGGGATGCATTCGACAACCAAGAAGAAGAATCTGAATCAATAACTGCACAAATTGTACGTCTAGTTGATTATCTCAAGTGTCTCCCTGTTGATTTAGTTATTATAGATAAAATAGAAGCCGACGACGTTATAGGGTATCTTGCAGGGCAATTTACCGAGAAGGTATTTGTATTATCAACCGATCAAGACTATTTACAGCTTGTTAACGACAACGTTTTCGTTTTTTCTCCAATCAAGAAAATCATTTACGATCCCGCAACAGTTATCGAGGAGTACGGAATACCTGCCCATAATTTTCTAACCCATAAAGTTATAGTAGGTGATAAGGGAGATAACGTACCTGGTGTTAGAGGTATTGCAGCTAAAACCTTAATCAAATTATTTCCTGCTATTACGTCGAGTGAGGAATTTACTTTAGAGAAACTACTAAATGAATGCGTAGGGAAGGATAAAAAGTATGCCGATGTTTATAATTTTCGCAATCAGTTAGAGATCAATAGGAAATTAATGGATATTCAAAATCCAAACATTCCTGAAACGGATAAAGAGGTATTAAATCATATTATAGCCAATCACAATAACGAGTTTAATCCTGAGAGCTTCGTTAAGCTATACAACGAAGACCAGTTAGGTAAGACAATGCCAAGTCCACATTTATGGTTGAGTGAAATATTTTCAAAATTAGCTAAGTTCGAGTTGAAAAAATAAAGAAAGGTTCTTATATTATCATATGGGAGTATTAAATCAGTTACAGCAGTATGGAGTAAGCTTTCAAATAAAAGTTTTATCAAGCCTACTTAAGCATAGAGAATTTTTACAAAGTATTTATGATATACTAGAAGAAGATTACTTTGATAATCCAGCACATAAATGGATTGTTGAAGAGATACTGAAGTACCACTACAAATACCATACTACACCTACCCTCGACGTACTCCAAGTAGAGGTGAAGAAAATTGAAAACGAGGTATTAAAAGTATCGGTAATTGAGCAGTTAAAAGAAGCCTATAAAGCATCTAACGAAGATAGAGACTTTGTTGAGCAGGAGTTTTCTAACTTCTGTAAAAATCAGCAATTAAAGAAAGCGTTACTATCTTCTGTCGAGCTACTTGAAAAAGGTCAGTACGATGATATTCGTTACCTAATTGATACTGCACTAAAAGCAGGCCAAGATAAAAATATCGGTCACGAGTATGAAAAGGATGCCGAGACTCGTTATAGAATGGAAGAAAGAGCTCCACAGCCTACACCTTGGGAACATATTAACGAACTACTGCAAGGAGGTTTAGGTTCAGGTGATTTAGGTATTATCTTCGGGAATCCAGGCGGCGGTAAGAGCTGGATGCTCGTTGCATTAGGTGCAATGATTGTATCAGGCGGCGGTACTGTAGCTCATTACACCCTTGAACTATCAGAAACGTATATGGGTAAGAGATACGATTCTATTTTTACCGGTATTAGAATTCAAGATCTAGGTAAGCATAGAAAAGAGGTAGATGAAGCAGTGAGTAAATTACCTGGTAAGCTTATTATCAAAGAATTTTCAATGGGTAAAGCATCTATATCAACTATTGAGAGTCATATACAGAAGATTACCGATCTCGGACATAGACCAGATCTTATTATTATCGACTATGTTGATCTTCTTAAATCTAAGAGAAAATCTATTGACAGAAAAGATGAGATAGATGATATTTATGTCTCC